AAGAGTCTGCTAAGTTTGTGCAACAGAGATTAGATACATTCTTACCCGACATGTCTAAAACTGCTAAGGCAAACTTAAACAGAGCTCTTCGTAAATCATTTGATAATGCAACTGAGCTTGGTCTTACTGGTAGAGAACTAGAAGACTTTATTAGGAAGGACATCTCAAAAGTTATTGGTAAGAAAAATCTAGGTAGAGCTATGAATATTGCTAGAACAGAAGGTTCAGCTATTTCAAACTTTGCAATGAATGAATCTGCTAAGGGTACTGGATTATCTCTAACTAAAGAGTGGCTTACGCAAAGAGATGGTAGAGTAAGGGATAGTCATTTATTTGCAGATGGACTAGAAGTAGGAATGAACGAAGCATTCGTTATCTCTGGATATAAATTGAGATACCCAGCAGATAGTGGACTCGGTGCTCCAGCTGGTCTAGTATGTAATTGTAGATGTACATTGATTTATCATGAGAAGAGGATATAAAAATGGATAGAGAAAAATTTGAGTCTAAGACCATAGACTTAAAAACAGTAAGTGAAGTAGAAGGTAAGGTTGAAGCAGTTTTTTCTGTATTCAATGAAATAGATTCTGATGGAGATGTAGTTCTTCCTAACTCAATTAAATCTGGTTATGGAGAAAATGGTGTAGCAATGGTCTGGGCTCACGACTGGAAAAAGCCAATAGGTCGTGGGGAGATAGTATCTGATGGAGACAAAGCTACATTTAAAGGTCAATTTATTATGGACACCCAAGAAGGAAGAGATGCTTTTGCAACAGTAAAAGCTATGGGAGATTTACAACAATGGTCTTTTGGATATGAAGTATTAGATTCAGAAAATGGTTCATTTCAAAAAGATGGTAAATCAAGTGATGCTCGTTACTTAAAAGAACTAAAAGTCTGGGAAGTAAGCCCAGTGCTAGTAGGAGCAAATCAAAATACATATACAATAGGTGTTAAAGAACAATCAGAGAATAACTCTGGTTTGACATTAGCAGATGAGTCAGATGAGTTACTTAATAATTTGTCTGCTCTTCTTATGAGATTCAAAGAGCTAACTGCTTTGAGACTCAAAAAAGAAAAAACATTGTCAGATAATTCAACAAGTATTCTGATGAATCTACAAGATGCTCTTCAAGAAGCATATCAAGATTTAAATACTTATTTAGATGTTGGTGCTCCAGAAGAACTCAAAGATGAAGTAGATACAGTTGATGCAACTACATTGTTATTAGAAACAAATAGGGTTTTAGCTGATAGCTATGACCCAGAAATATAGGAGAAGGAACTCCATGAACTCAGAGAGAACACTCTAAATGAGTACAAAGAATTTGAAGCAGTAGATTTCGATTCTGAGAAAAAAGAAGAGTGGGCTAAAAGAAATGAGAAAATGGCAGAACTTGTTGGACAAGTTAAAGAAGCCACAAAAATTGAATCCGAGAGAAAAGCTATGGAAGATGAGCTTGAAGCTGGTAAGGCAGTAGAGCCAAAGGCAATACATACCGAAGCAGTCGAAGCTAAAGAATCATACAAAACTGTTGGAGAACAATTAATTGAGTCAAGAGCATATAAAGGTTATATGGAATCTGGACAAAAAAACATTTCTTCTGAGTTAAAGTGGAATCCAAAGTATGAGTTTAAAACAACTCTTACAGAATCTGGATACCCACCAGCAGTAACTAGGTCAGACTTAGTAGTACCTACTGCTCTCAGAAATCCAAACAATGTTTTGGACTTAATTGATACAATCAATACTGACCAGTACCAATACAAGTACCTAGAAGAAAGCACATTCACTAACAACTCTGCACCAACAGCTGAAGGTTCAGCTCTTGGAGAAAATGCATTAGCATTTACTGAAAAAACAGAGAACATTAGAAAAATTGGTTCTTTCTTACCAGTTACTGAAGAGCTACTAGCTGATGTTTCAGCAGTACAGGGTTATCTTGATTCAAGATTACAAACAATGGTTCAACTTTCTGTAACCGACCAGCTTATGGCAGGTTCTGGTTCTGGAAGCAACTTAACTGGATTATTAAATGTTAGCGGAATAAACACATTCGATTTTTCTAGTTTCTCTGGAAACTTAAAGAGAATCGGACAAATTTATGAAGCAATCACTGAAATCCAAAAAGATAGCTTCTTGAGCCCAGATGCAATAATTATGCACCCTTCAGACTGGTATCAAGTTGTAACAGAAGTTAATGCAGTAACAACAAGTGGTTCATTGAATCCACTATTCGTTGGTGCAGGAAACTTTGGTGGTGCTGTTGGTAACACCCTTTGGGGATTACCAGTAGTTCTTGATACAACAAGACCAGCTGGAACTGCAATAGTTGGAGTATTCGGTGGCGGACAAGCATGTCATATTGTCGCAAGACAAGGTATGGAAGTTGCTATGTCTGATTCACATGATGAGAACTTTGTAAAAGATATTATGGTAATGAAGGCAACAGTCAGATTGGGATTCCCAGTTTATAGACCAACTGCATTCTGTTCCATAACAAACATCTAAGAGATTAGATTATGACTATTATGAGCCATCATTCGTATGGTGGCTCATTAGTCGGAGAGGTAAAAATGGAATTAAAAAAAGATATTTATATGAATGATGCTGGCGAATGCATGGAGACAACTGGTGGACTTCCTAAAGGTTGGGCTAAAGGTAAGCTCATGGGTAAAAAAGGTCAAGAGATGTCTGATGCAGATTACAAAGCATTAAATATAATTGCTAAAAAAGCACAAGCTCCAAAAGAGAACAAAGGTAAGTAACTTCAGTGGCGGTAGTAAATGGATATGCTACTTTAGCTGAATTAAAAACTTACATAGGTCTAAGTGGTTCTGGACAAGATACTAATTTAGAAAATGCGATAAACAGTGCAAGTAGGCAGATAGATGCAATAACAGGAAGGTTCTTTTATCAGACTGGTTCTGAAGTAAAGCACTTTACACCAGATAACAGATTATTTCTTGTCGTGCCAGATATCTCTACACCAAGTGGTTTAGTTGTTCAACTTGATACTGTTGATGATGGAAGTTATGACACTACATTAACAATAAACACAGATTTCTACCTAAAACCAATAGATGCTGGAAACCAAGTAGATGGAGAAGAGTTTGCTCCAATCACTGAGATAGCAATACTTGATACCAGAAGTTCAGAACGATTTGACCCTACAATTATAAAGAATGTTAAAATCACTGCACAGTTTGGATATAGTGCAGTACCAAAAGCAATCAAACAAGCATGCTTAATACAAGCATTAAGATTATTTAAAAGAAAAGATGCTCCATTCAATATTCTTGGGAATGAGCAAACTGGACAGATAGAACTATTTAACAAGTTTGACCCAGATGCAAGAGAACTCATAAAGGGTTATATAAAGAACAGACTCTAATGGCTTCTTCTGATATTGAATTTAAAATCACTGGAGCAGAAAATCTACGAAAAAGATTAAAAGCAAAAAATCTATTAATGACTCCACTAAGAAATTACTTTAATGCTTCTGGAAAAATTATAAAAGAAAAATCAAAAGGACATGCACCAGTTGATACTGGAGCTCTAAAAAGAAGTATTAAATACACAAGAGTAAAGAACACTGGAAGGATTCCAAACAAAGTAACAATATTTGCTTCAGCTCCACATGCATCTTTTGTACATGGAAATCCTAATAAAAAATTTAGAATGTCTGAACCATTTAATAGAACTAGACCACACTTCCCACCAGTCAAAGCACTTACTGGTTGGGCAAAGAGACATGGCATGAATCCTTATGCTGTTGCTTTATCTATTGCAGAAAAAGGTACACCAATAGTTCCATTCTTAAAAATGGGTTACAGAGATTCCGCTCCAGAACGCAAAGTACTATTATCAGTAGCAGGAAAACAAATTGAGAGACAATATAAAAAAGGAAGGAAAAAACTATAATGGCATCTTTATCATCAATAAGGTCTGGTATAGCAACTAACTTAGGAAACATATCTTCATTAACAGTATTTGGTTTCGTACCAGATTCTATTGAACCACCAACAGCAGTAGTTGGAGTTGTAGATAATATTGAATATGATTCAACAATGGCTCGTGGTGCAGATACTTATAGTATTCCAGTTTTTCTTTATGTAAGCAGAGTTGATGCTCAAGATTCTCAAGATACCTTAGATGCATTCTTAGCTTCGACTGGCTCAAGCTCAGTTAAAGCTCAAGTAGAATCTGATATAACATTGGGTGGAGAAGCACAATCTGTTAGAGTGGTAGAAGCAGACAACTATGGAGTCTATACTATAAACAACATAGACTACTTGGGTTGTGAGTTTACGATAGAGGTAATAGCATGAGTTATATAGTTATGAGTGGCATTGATGTCAAAGATAAACGCATTGAAGCTGGAACAAAAGTTACTAAACAAGATTTAGGTAAATCATTCAAATGGTTACTTGAACAAGGTATAGTATTAGATGAAAAAGATGTGGAGAGAGCTAGAGATGAAAAAGGATATTTTATAGCTGATGACCCAGATACTCCAGATGTTGATGAAGCATGGGTCAAGAAGGAAGAAGAAGAATAATGGGTTATGGAAGAAGCTATGGCTCTGGAAGTGGCTCAAGAAGAAGGCGAAGAAGAAGAAGGACTGGTAAAAGATAATGGCATTCGTTCATGGTAAAGGTACTAAGGTTCATGTTAATGCAGTGGACTTCAGTCAATATTTTAATAATGTAGATGTAACAAAAACAGCTGATGTAGCTGAGACAACAAATTTTGGTTCTTCTGGTGCTAAAT